GGCAAATGCTTCCTCTTGGATTTCTTTCATCCAAGCTTCTCTAGCTTCCTCGTCCTTCTGACCTAGCTTGCCTTCTAGTGATGAGTATGCTGTAGCCAGATCTTCTGCTGTCTTAAACTTTTCTGGCAACCACTCAGGACGCTCGGATTCCGTTTGCAATAACGGATCGCCGCCCTCAGTAACAACATCACTTTCCTGTGGTGCTTCTACTTGCGTTTCTTCATTCATCGTTTTTTGCCCTATGTGCGTGACGGATGCGTGACTCAATGAGGCCAACGATATATCGCTGTCCTTCCATATGGCGCAGTTCCGCATCGGAAACCCCTGCACCATGAACCTGTTCTATTGTGATTGATCTTAGATAGCGTAATACTTCTGCACCAGTATCAGTGCTGAAAAGACTAGCTAGGTTTAAGCTAATCTTTACATCTTCTTCTTTCTTACGCTGATAGCCATCAAGTCCTAAGTATGCGTTATTGTTGCGGCTCAATTAATTGTTCCTCTTGAGGTTGAGACATTTGTTGCTGTTGCATCGCTTGTGCCATAGCCACCATTTGTCTGCGTTCCTCAAGGTCGCGGATCAGTGTATCAGGGACGCCAAACTTCTTAGCTAAGTAAGCGGCGGTATCTTCTGAATTGATAAGTAGGTTCATTACCTCTGGACCGAAACTGCCCTGCACAAGCTCAAGCCATCTAGCCACGGAGGATATGTCTTGGTTGGCCTGTGCCTGTGCAAGAGGTGATACTGAACGCACCTTTACTTCACGACCATTGATTGTCGGAAGTTCAATTCGCCCCTGCTTCTTTAGAATATACACGACTCTTTGAAGAACAGGCTGAACAAGTTCTGCTTGCAGTCTGCCAAAAGCAGAACCAATACGGCGTGATAAATCTGACATACGCTCTGCAACCTCTGTAGCGGATGCAGGAGTACGATCAGGATTACCAAGCATATCATTGTATAGCGCACGTTTAATGTTCAAGCGCATGTCTGACAATACAAGGTTAGCTACATCAAACGAACCAGCCGCACGAATAGGCTCAAGACCGCGTGATCCTGTAGCTTTTGGGATAACCGTTCCGGGGACTAGGTTAATCGTATCTGGGTTTACTACTCCGTCATCTTCCATTTGATATATGCCTGAGATAGCCATTTGCGCGTTCTCAAGTATAAGTTCAATCGTAAGATTAGTAGTCTTAATAGCACTAAGCGCATTGATGAGAGGACCCCGCCCATAGACTTCGCCACTGCATTTCGACCAACGGAAGCAAACAAAAGGATTTGACCCAACACCTCGGTACTTCTCCTCTTTAACTATTTCTTTTGTATCACATTCAATAGCATAGAATAGGTAGGCATCTTCATTCTTAACGCTGTAATCCTTGCAAACTATTTCAAGGATCTTTACACGCTCATCAGGATAGTTGTTGATCTTGGTTTGTAGCTTGCTACTTAGCTTTGCCTTTGGGTACATGATTGCAATATCAGATGCACGAACCTGTCTTTCTCTATAGACATGATCGATCTTATCATCTGGTCCAGAGTCAAGAACAACGTGCGGCAAAGGTATTGCAGAAAAGACTACAGGATTAACAGCATCGCCTTCTGCAACGCTTAGTACGCCTGTACCAACAGCCAGATCCATGAATGACTCATGCACTTCCTGACCAAAGTTTGAGTTCTGTATTACTTCAAACACATACTCTGTGACTTCATCTAACTCGTTATCAACGCTTTCGCGTGAGTCAGGTGGCACTTCACTTCCAGATGTAAAGTCTGCCCAACGTGCAAAGTTAGGCACAAGACCCTGTTGCAAGCGGGATGCAAACTCTTGCACACCAACAACAGCAGTTTCGTCAAAGATTTTATCATCCCTGCGCTGACCAATCGTTTCATAGTAGAATGACTCGCGCTGTGGTAGCGCATACTCGTAACACTCCTCAAAGAGTGGCACAAAGTTTTCGCGCATAGATTTAGCTTTATCGTATTTTTTCAAATACATAGCGGCAACTTTATCGTTACCACCGCCAGATCCACCAGAGGATGATGTGTCTGTATATGTTATCATTGATTAAACCTGTTATAGAATCCAGCACCACCACCCGAACTGCGGATCAAAGATCTACGCCCTGAGCCTCTACGCATAGTTTGAACGGTTTCTTCAAGACGTTCTTGCTTTGCACTTTTCTTTTCTTCAAGGGCTTTGGCTTTATCAGCCTCTTGCTGTGCCTTTATAGCAGGATCGACTTGAGGTGTTTTTGGCGCACGACCCACACACATGGCAATCTCCTTTATGACTATCTATTGCTAACCACAATTTATTGCAGTCTGCAACTCACAAATTACATTCTAGCCCATAAACCTTGGCGTTTTGCCTGTTTAGGTTTTCTTGCAAACACATCATATTCAGCCTTGGCATTGAAAGCTTTGGCTTGTCTTTGACCAGATATTAACTGTCTGCCCTCACCAGCACCCAGCATTAGATACTGTAGAGCATCGTGGATGTGTGAATACATATTCTTGTCAGGCTTGTCATCAAACCTTTCACCAGATACTTGCATACGCTTGTATCCATAGCCACCCTCAAAGCCTTTGATTAGGGTTGGGCAACGCCGATCAATCATAAATGCTGGCTTGCCCTCGACCATTTTGTTTAGATTGCTTGAAACAGCTTCTAGTCTAAGATCAACAGAATTACTATGAGTTGGGTTTGCTCTTAGGCCAGCACCCCTAAGTATTTGAAAAGGTGTACTTTCATCAGTCTGTGCGCGGAAGTCACCAGCAGGATCGCCAAAGATATGCACATCGTTAAGGCCAGCAAACCTAGTTGCTATCTCTTGGCGCAGTAGTTCAGCGAATCTTACTATGCCCATATCGATAGCTACAATCTCTGACTGTATAAGCCATCTGCCTCTAACCTTCTGACCAAAGACAGCCGCAGGGGTAAGCCCAAAGTCAATGCCCACATACAAAGGCACACCAGCCGCAACTGGTATTTCTTCTTTGGCTATGTGCGTATCTGCAACAAACATAGGATATACAGGCTTTCCTTCTTGGATAGTGCCAAGTCTATTCATTACATAGACATCAATCCAGCTTTTTGTCTTACCGCGTATTAGATTAGGGTAATATGTCTTGAGCATATTGTTGCTGTTCTCAGCCTTGTTATTAGGCACATAGTCCAGCACACTACCATTGTCATCTGTCTTTTCTATCATGCCCTCTGGTTGCACATAGAAAGACCAGTTATCAGGCTTTACAAGCATCTTGGCTTGCTCTTGAGGAATATGGTCAGGGATAGGAACTTCACCAGACATGATAGGCCACCAGTGATCTTCTTCTGGTGCGTTAGTATCTGCGATAACGCCAGACCAAGAAGGACCGCCATCACGCATAGAAGGGAAACGCCCAACACGCATAGTACACGCATCGATAATAGACTTAGGTATCTCCCTAGCCTCGTTGATCCAGATGCCTGTTAGTTCAAGGGAGAGCAACTTCTTGACATCTTCTGGTCTGTCGAGTGCTAGGAAGATTACTTCAAGTTCCAAGTCAGCTTGCTTTATCCAATGAGTGTATGGCACAGACCAAAGAAACTTACCCCAATCATCTTCGGGGAACCAATCAAGCCATGTCTTGATGGTGGTTGTTCTTAGCTGTGGGTTGGTGTTACGAATGATTGCCCACCGACTACGGCGCACTCCATCCTTATTGGGTTTCTGCTGTAAGGCTCTGCGGAATACTTCAACGCAACAGCCAACAGATTTACCCGATCCAACAGGACCGCGTATGCCACGAAAGAACGAATCGTTCTTCATAAAGGCTTTTAAGACTTCGCCATCAGGCTTGTACTTAAAGCTGGTCAACCTTGTGATCCTTACCAAACTTAATCATGCGTTCTACAATCTCAGGACCGATAGTTGCTATAACCTTGTCAGCCTCTAAGTCAGTACAGAACTCTTTAGGATGGTATGCTAGATGTACTTTTTTAACAACACGCCTTAGAACTTCACGTTCTTCAGCCTTAATAGTGTGCATGAAACTCATCTGTATCGTGCCGCCTTCTTTGCGACATCCTTTGGTTGCTTGGCGAATTGCTTACCTTTTCGTATCGCCGCCCGCTTCGCTCTTGTGGTGCGTTGATACTCTGAGTCACTCATTGCTTCGATGGCTTTGCTTGGAAGGTAACGCTCACCAGTAGCCTTACTGCCTTGTGTGCTAGGCTTGCCAGACTTGGTGCGCCACTTTTGCTTAGTCCAAGCGCGTAATGATTTCTGCGGAGCTTTCACGATGTATATCCACCACCAGCTTTCTTATACAGCAGTGCTAGCCTTTGCGCTTTTCTTGCTGACCACTGACCCGCTTTTCCGCCCTTTGCTTCGCGCTTTACGCGGTTGAACAGGCTTTTCCTCAGTTTGGGCTTCGTGTAGTTCCCCGCTTCGTTGACCGCCATCTTCTTTCTCCATAGGTATTAGTCGGCGTGAGTCTGGCATATAGGTTGCGCCAGAAAGAATACGTCCATCAGGCATCTTGATAGTCGGTCCTTCATAGGGAGTGCCATCTGTAAATGTGTACTTCATGATTGCTTCATCTTCGATTTAATAATTTTTTGTTGAAGTGCCTTTGGCAAAGAAGCTTGTTGTTTAGTCAGCAATGACCTTGCCGCCTTCTTAGCTTTCTTTTTGCCTTCGGCATTATATGCAAATTTTTTTCCCATTACATTTGGCATCTAACTACCCCTCATCATTTTGAAATATTTAATTGCGGCACGTTTAATTGCTTTCCGATAAGAGTTAGGATCATCATCACCACCAAGCATACCACCCAAAGCATCTCCATACTTTGCATTATCTTTTATATTCTCGGCAACATTGTCAGGAAGTAGGTCAATAAGGCCAACCTTAGTAAGCTTTGGCTTAGAAGATGGTTCTTTCTTTTTGATTTCAGAAAGCACATCTTTTTTTACTTTCATTAATGAAATACCTTTTTGCATTATACTTTTCCTTTTTTAGCTTTGTTTCTGCGTGATATAGCCGCGCCGATACGCTTGGCCTCTGCTTTACTACCAGCACCCCAAGCCCTTAAGCTAAGAAGAAGTCTGGTTGGTCTGCCCTTCTCGTCCCTTTCAGGACCCCTCATGCCGCCCATGCGTTGCAGAAAAGATGCCCTGCGTGGGTTGTCACCTGACTTAACAGGGGCTTTTAAGGTGCCACCCTTGTAAGAGTCACGCCCTTTTTGATTCAATCCACCTTTAGGATTCTTACCCGCCTTGCGTGTCCATGCTGGTGTTTTCATTAACCAAGCCCCCGCTTGCCGAGGCTTCTAAGATTTACCAGTGAACGCCTAGATCCAAACGCAACACCGCGTCTGCCTGTACCACGCCTAGCCTTGGTGCTTCTACCAACGCCAGCAACAACAGGTTCAACCTCGTCAGGCTCGTCCTCTATCTTGGGCTGTGAAGGCTCATCTCTGGTATCCTGCGTTGTGTCCATCTTAGGCTGACCAGTGTATGTGCCATCCTCATCAACACCAACAATGTTGCCATCCTTAAATTTAGGCTTGCCACCAGCAATAATTTTCTGAAGCATAGCCTCGTTCATCTTTCTCTTGGCAATAGCCGCACCAGCAGTAGTTGCGCTAGGAATAACAATCTTTGTGTCACCCCTTGCCTCAGTCACCATCTTGCCAAGTGCATTAAAGTTGGAAGCACTTCCAAACTCAGAACGCCCAGCTAACGCCGCCGCATCCCTAGCACCTTGTCCAGTGCTACCTAACATTGCTTGGAAAGCCGCAGGACTTCTGCCCATCTGCGGTGCGGGTGCTTTAGCACCAAAGTTCGGATCTCTTGAAGAACCACTTGTATCAGTCGGAATACTGCGGGAACGCTCTCTAGCTCTTTCCTGCTGTCGTCTTGTTCTTGCCGCATCAGCGTTAGGATTATTATCCTGACCGCCACCGCCGCCACCACCACCAGAACCCATATCAATTCCCCTTCAAACTAAACCAGCCTAACTTGCCTGTCTCTGTACGAAGCCAGTAAGCATCACGATAACCCAAACCGCTAAACAAACCAATAAGCCCCTTAAATGATCTGGTAATATCAACTCTACCACCTAAACAAATAAAATCCACTAACCAAACTGTATCACCACCACCAGCAAACCAATCAGCATCGAACCTTCTAGTGGCTAAATATTTTTCTATCTGATCGTCACTCGGAAAACCCCAAGTGGCTAACAAACCATCCTCTACCAAACACTGCCCTAAACTAATAGGACGAGCAACGTACAATTCTAACTCTCTATCACCCCACCAACTGTGATAGTCACTGCTCTGAACCAAATGCTGTATCGTGCTTTTTTGAATCATAATGTTTGTGGTGGACCCCTTGCGAACATAACAGTCGCACTTTTGACCCCCACCCCACCTTATCCAAGGTCTATAGACACCTTAATTTCGCCAGCATGTAGGTGCATATGCTTATCTGGTGCCTTGAAGCCAGCTCTGTCCAAGATATCCTTGCTAGCTTCTAGCTGAACGTACTCACTCTTGGCACCACCAGATAAGGACACAAGCCGAGCCGCGGCCAAGGTAGCACTCACGCCTAACTGTTCACCTATCGCTTGCATCATGTACGCCTGCACATGCGGGAGCTTGAGAGTCTTCTGTGCTGTCACTCTACCTGCATCACCCTTAGCGTAGCCAGCAATCTCAGCGGCATCTTTTATGGTACAGCCTCTTGCTACTAATGTATCCACCAAAGCAGTCTGTTTATCGGTTAGCTTAACTACACTTGTCATCTGCCCCCCCTTTGGTTCCCCCCCACTTTCATACCTTTCTAAACGGCTTGTCAACGCACAAAAAGAACATTTAATACATTTAAAGGATCAGTCATAACACGATCCCCCTTGTTGTCAGAAGGATGTAGGTGACTGTCTTAGACAAAGACCTCCAATGACTATGTGACGCCGCCAACCCCCGCTGTGAATCCTTAGCAGGTCATATACCACCAGCCGCGCAACGGCTGGCTCAATCAGGAAAGGCAAGCCGCGCCAACCCGCCGAACCATGTGAATCCTACGCGATGACATGCCTCCATAGCCCTTGGCTATTCCACCATGTAATCCCTGCCAAGCTATATCTCGTATGTATCTGGCGTTTGAGTAGTTCAACGCTTGGAGGATTCATCAGGCCCCGCGTCTTGTCTTTCCTGATTGTCCATGACCTTTAGGATTCATGGCGGGGGCAGTCCTCGCCACCTAATCAATGGAGGACTAAATGTCTAAGAAAGTAACCAACAACCTTGTAGCTGACATCAAGCGTGACCATGTTCTGACAGATCGTACAGTTTACAGTCAACTCTCATATCGTTTTGAAAATATCATTCAATCTATACGTTGGAATATCAAAAACAAACAAGAAAAGATTGAAGCTATCGATCAAATCGTCCAAGATGGACATACATTCAACCAAGAAACAGGATCACAAATTGAGCCTGATTGGGTACAGCTTTCTAACAACAGACAATGGCAAGTTGACCAACAGGATGTCGAACAAACACTGCTTGAATACTTCATCAAGGCACAGAAAGAACTGTTTGTTGATGATGTACACAAAGCTAAGTCACAGGCAGATGCCTTTGAATCTCTCAAGCGTATAGCCAGCTAATCTCTCCCCACTGCCTCGGTGCTTCGGCATCGGGGCTTTTTTTATGGCTATATTTCACGCCGCCGCAGGGCAGACAACCAACATTACTTGTTGCAGAGTGCAACTAACTGTTATACACTGCAAGTACGCAGTAGAACTGAGGAAAAAATGTCAAACTTTCTTATCGGACTAGGTATTTTCGCAATGGTATTCGGCACATCAATGGCTGAACCAATGTCAACCAACGTATTCCTAATGCAAATAGGATTAATATTTGGCGGCCTAATCTCTGCCATTTACGGCGGTATCATCCGCAAATAAATCGTTCAAAAAAGGAGAACCAGTATGAATGATATGACAACAGTACAGATCATCGAAAACGAATGGTCATTCCCTGTAGAAACATATGACTTATGGGCTACATCAGCATTGTCAAACACACCAGATGCAGAAGTGCCTCAGTCTATGGCTCGTGCGATTGTTCGCACAGATACAAACCAAGTTCTTGGTGTTCATGGCTCTAAGTACAAAGCAATCAAGCATGATGATGTAGTTAACTCTGTGCTTGATGCTGTAAAGCAATCATCTGTGTCTAATGATTACGAAACAAAAATCGAAATCTTTGACAACGGTGCAAAGCTACGCGGCACGATAGACTTCAATGATCTGACTATCGAACCAGCAGTAGGTGACTACGTTAAGTTCCGTGTTCAGTTCTTCAACTCATATGATAGTAGCTGGGCGTTTCAACAATCAGCTTTTGGCCTACGTTTATGGTGTTTGAATGGATGTACACACGCAGATACTGTAGCTAATACATGGGCAAAGCATACAACCAACGTCAATGTAGAAGGCAGTTCAAGCAAGATCAAAGCTGGCTTGGAATCTTTCTTGCAAACACCAGACATTTACAAGTCATGGATGTTAACTCATGTCGATGATGAAATGGCAGAGATGTTCTTTAAGCACAGTATGTGCCGTGTACCTAACAAGACAAGCACATTCAAATGGAATGAGCGTATGTTAGATGCACTCATGTCCTGCTGGTACAGTGACAAGTCAAAGCTAGGCTCAAACAAATGGGCTTTGTACAATGCTTGTACTTATTGGGCTAGTCATACCAGTGAATCACGTTCACCAGCTAACACACAACGATTGCGTGACAATCAGCTAGCCAAGGTATTCAAGAAAGCTAACTGGCATAGTGTTTAATCGCTCGGCGTAACCGCCCCGCCCCACATAAGGCAGGGGGCGGTTGCGCCTTGCTTCAACAATAGGAGAACCATAATGAAAATATCATTTATTAACCAAGTCAATGATGTTCAAAGATCATTATCATTACTAAGTGAACGTGCATCTAATGAACAATCACAATTCAGCAGTCAAATCCAGCAAGCAATGTGGATTATAGATAGAGTCGCATCAACTTATGATGAAGTTCTAGCTAGAGATGCTAGCGAAGATCAATCATATCGCCCACCTTTGAAGGAGGTTTAGACATGGCACTTATGCAACAACGTCATTACGAATATCTTGCAGACCATGTAGCACCATTGATGTCTTGGCCTAGTGCTATTGTAGATATGGCTGAGGCATTGGTAGCTACTAATCCAAAGTTCAACAAAGAAAAATTTCTTAAACGTGCTATTGCCGCATGGGAATTACACAATCCAATACAGGAGATTGATGATGATATACCATACTAATATCACAGGTCGCATTGCATGTGAGGAGTATGTGCAATGCGATGGATGTGGCTTTCAATTTTTTCAAGCTAATGTTGCTGATGAATGCCCACATTGTAAGTCAGATGCTTTCACCAGCTATCAACGATACACAGTTTATCAAACCATCAATGCAAAAAATCCACAGGATGCAATCGATACCGCATTTGATATGGGTGAATGGCAAACCATGGATGGTTCGATAGTAATCGATTCAAAAGAAAGGATGAAAGCTTCATGAGTAATCCAGATGTAATCACAATCGAATGGTGTACTGATGATGTGATGGAGCATTGTCAGTGGCTAACAAATGAACAGGCCAGAGATGTACTGCAAGCCATGTGTAACAATCATGATGCTTGTGTAGGTATATCATGGGATGTAATTTTTTATACAGCGCAAGCTATGTTTCCAGAAGGAGAACCAAATGAATGATCTATTCGACACGCCAGCGTTTAAGCTGGTACGCAATGATGATCCAAGCACAAGTCATGATGCCGCAGAGCAATTAGATGTAAGCAAAATGGAACGCATAGTTCTTGCCGCTATCACATCCTTTGCAGATAAAGGCTGTATTTCTGATGATGTTTTGAATATCATTCCTAACCACAGATACAGCACAGTTACAGCTAGATACAAACAACTCAAAGAAAAAGGTTTGATCTTTGTAGACAATCGCAAACGCAAAGGTGAATCAGGCAGACAACAGCTAGTGATGTGGGCAAAACAATTTTACAAGCCAGAGGAGTAAGCTATGGGCAAGTATGTACTACATAAAGATGTAAGAAATTATTGCAAAACAACTGCTGGTTTATCGCATACAAAAAGCGATGCACTAAGACAGAAGCAAGACAGGGAGGGCTGGGAAAAAGTAGCCGCGTCTTTACCTGATGATGCTTTTGCCGATGATGTTGTTGTTGATGATCGTCATGGAACTGTAAGCCGTAAGGTAACAATAGTTGAATCTAGCTTGTGGCATTACGATTAACTTGACAATTACTGCGTTGATGCAGATGATGTGTCCATGCTTAGTTATATGGATACACTCAAAGAAATGTCTGCAAGTGCAAACGTCAGTCTAAAGAAAGCGTTTGTACATGCTGGGGTACGCGACTCTACTTACTATAGAGCAAAGCAGGGTCGTGACCTTAGACATAGCACTGCATTATTAGTGGAAGCATCGATTGGAAAACTTTCAGCACTTCAAGAGCGACATACAAGTTCCAGATAGCTACCAAGATTTAATATCTACAATGGTAACTAGACGTAACGAATTAAATATGTCGCAAGAAGAACTAGCACACAGGATAGGATGCGCTAAGTCTTTGATTCATAAGTGGGAAAGATACAAACGAGTACCTTCTGGTTTTTTATTTAGCTGTTGGTTGGATGCCCTTGGCCTCAAGATCACGATCCATAAGAAAGAAACTGTACGATAAGACAGGCAAGCCACAGAAATGTGATGCCTGTAGTACAGATACACCTTGGTTCGTTTGTTTGTTAGCTACAGAAAGTCCACCAACTTATCATACAATCTGTATTGATTGTTACGAGGCAGATACATGGCAAGCAAGAGTCGCGCTAAAGGAGACTACCACGAAAGAAGATTCGTTGAGTGGCTCAAAGCCCTTGGCTTCAAAGCAAAAAGGCAACCGCTATCAGGAGCGTTGGGAGGAGAGTATAGCGGAGACATCATCTGGGAAGTCAGAGGCAACCCAATGGTGGTTGAAGTAAAGTACAGAGACAAGTCTGGATTCCCGAATCCATTCACTGTAGTTAGAGATGTACTGTTCTACAAACGCAGGACAGGCACACCAAAAACATTAGTAATCTTTGATGGCAATGTGTTCGCAGAAAAGATTGCACCATTATTATTGGAGAACCACAATGTCATTTCTACTGATGGCGAGGGCAATCAAGGCTGATATACCTGACTGCTATGCCAAATGGTTGATGGTCGTACTAGCTGACCATGCCAATGAAGATACTCATGAGTGCTGGCCTAGCCTAGCTAGGTTATCTGATCGCACACAGATGAGCGTACCAACTATAACTAGAAAACTTAACTGGCTTGAAGAACAAGGGCTGGTAACTAGGGTGCGTGGATCTAATCAACGATCAACTTTGTACACCATCTTCCCTATTGCACAGAGCAATACTACTGTTGCAGACAGAAACACCACTGTTGCAGAGGGAAACACTAACCTATCAACTAACCTATCAACTAAAAAGAAGAAGGCGGTGCCAGAAGATTGGTTGCCGAGTGAGGAACTAAAGCAGTCTATCGATCTTAAGCTACAGGAGAACCAAGACCATGAGTATGAAACGAATCAATTCTGTTGTCACCACGCCAGCAAGGGAAGCACATTCGTCAACATCGACCTCGCTTACAGGGGCTGGTGCTATCGAGCCTTTAACTGGCGATCAGATAGAGCAGGGTCTGGCAAGACTACTGGAACTGGCGAGTCCACACGAGGTAGACAGAAGGCTTCTCATTTCGCTGGAATCGCACACGGGCTATCCAGTAAGAGAAATAAGCAGGACGAAGTTCACTGATACAGATTATCAAACCATCGTTCAACGCTACGAGATTACATGCACCGACACAGATGGCATAGATAGGGCCATAACCGCCGTTAAAAAGGCACTGGTGCCGCTTCCGAAGAATCAGATAGAAGATCAGCTAACCATGCTTGCAACGGTTGTGGTGAAGCCTTCTATGGAGAGTTCAGAAGATCAGCTAGTGCGAATAGAATCATTAGCTAGTTTATTGCATGAGTATCCAGCTGACATTGTACTCTATGCAATAGAACGAGTGACCAAGACATCTAAGTTTTGGCCTTCGTTCGCTGAGTTTTATCAGCACATCGATTGGATGTTGGCAAAACGCAACCTGATGTTAAGAGCATTGGAAAGTAAAAGGGTTGCACTTACTGCACAGTTGCAGTAAAATATTTCAGTAAAGGAGAACCAAATGCCAAGAACATCTACAATATCAAATACAGAAGGACACAGAGAAGTCATCAAAGATTTCTTTGATTCTTTCCCTGCCAATCGCAACACATACAAAGCTCCTGACGGTTATATGTTTGACACACATATATATCATCATAGTCGTAAAGACAGAAAGCATGGAGGCGATCATGTGTATGCGCCTAGAATTGGAGGCACTTGGTTAGGGTGCAAAGTTATAGCTAAAACACAATCTAAATGGCATGGAACTCGTGGTAATTACCGCGTTTATACAACCATGCTTTGTTTAATAGGAGAACCAAATGAATAGGATAGGATTTATTGGCGGTAGCGATATGCGCCGCATCATGGATGGTGATTGGACATCGCTATGGGAAGAAAAGACAGGCAAGGTAGAGCCTGTTGATCTGTCAGATAACTTAGCGGTACAGCTAGGCACAATCACAGAACACTTCAATAAAGAATGGTTCAACAAACAGCATACAAGTGAAGGCTGTGAGACCATTGCCGCAGGTCACAAAGGTGTAGGTCATGGCCTTACAGCAGAGATGAACTGGGAAGGTGTGCCCCTTAAGGGACAGGTCGATGGTCACATCATGGTGAACAGAAATTTCACTGATGAAATCATTGAGTGCAAACACACCTACGATATGAACAAGATGGAGGCATGTCTGCAAATGTACATGCCGCAGATGCAGTTCTATATGTGGGTGCATCAGGCCAAGGGCTGTTACCTATCAGTTATCTTTGGAAATCGCAGATGGGAATCTGTCTATGTAACTAGGGATTGGGACTACATCCACAAGATGCAAGTTCACCTGACTGAGTTCTGGAGGCTTGTCAGAGATGACACACGCCCTTTCGCAGATGAGCAGATACCACCTGTGTCTATAGATAAGATCAAAGTTGATGGCCTAGTACGCAGGGATGCGTCATCTGATAACGAGTTTATCAGCAGATGCCATGACTACATTGAACATGAGCCAAATGCCAAGCTGTTCGATTCAGCCAAGTCTGAACTAAAAGCTATGGTTAGTAACGATGAGCGAGAAGTTTACTGTGACCTTCTCACCATCAAGCGCGACAAGCGCGGATCACTTCGTGTCACAGTTAACAAGGAGAACCAAGATGTCTAATGATAATCTAAAACTATGGAACACAGTGTCTAAGTCTGACCCTAAGTTCCTCAAGAAAGTATCGTTTGGATCACGCTCATTTACAGCTATTGATCCACAGTATCAGGTTAGATCAGCAACAGAACAGTTCGGTACAATAGGCCACGGATGGGGGTGGAGCAACGAGACACGCTTCATCGACGTGTCGAATGGCGACACCGCCGTTATAGCTGACGTAACCATATGGACAGGATCGCCTGACAATTCATTCGGACCTTTCTCTGGATGCAGAAAGTTTTTTGATTCTGCCAAAGGCAGGATGGCAGAGGACGCACCAAAGATGGCAATCACCGATGGTCTTACCAAAGCTATGTCACATCTAGGATTCAATGCCGATGTGTTTCTTGGCGAAATGGATGGCAACAAATACGCCGCCGACTCAAAAGCTGGCAAGCAAACAAGCGGAGGATGGTAATGTTTTACGGAAACCAAATAGCATCTTTAGATGCAAAGCTAATCGATATAGATCGCAAGCTAGAGCAACTAATCTGGTCTATGAAAGAACCTGTGAAGAAACAGGTTAAGCCTAAACAAAGACAAAGGTCTGACCATATCAAACCATTTATAGATAGAATATCTGGAAGATATAAAAGCAAAGAAGATTTGGTAAAAGAAACAGGCTTAACATATCAAACAGTTACTACCTACATCAGACACGCAAGAGCTAGTGGATACAAAATTAACAGGCGTTCAATAAAGATGGCAGGACGAAATGGTCCACAAAGCTACGTTATGGTTTCACAATATAAATTAATAAAGGATAGTTAGCATGAACGATTACGATAACACTAACAGAGGTGCGGCCTTCAAGCCGTTTCCAGAGCAACAGTTTATCCTGCAAGGTAAGCTAAACATCATGGGTGATGAGGGTCAAGTAGCACTCATCATGGCTGAGTCTAAGGATGGCAGTAAGCGCATCGAAGTATATCAACGCGCTGGTGTTCTATTTGCAAACAAAGATAAGAGCGATGAAAACAAACAGCCAGATTATAGCGGACCTCTTGACGGTCTGCATCAAGACTGGCGCATTGCGGCATGGAAAGAAATGAAGGGTGACAATGCCTATATGTCACTCAGAGTTTCAGAAGTGCAAAAGAAACAAGAAGCAGAGGCAGAGTCGCAAGATGAACCATCTAGCAAACAGATTGATGATGATATACCATTCTAATCTGCGATAGTTAGGTGGTTCTCCCTATCGCATAGCGGGTGAGCAGTCGTACCATTCTGCTCATCCGCGACCTAAATAGGGATCGCCAACAACTCAAGCCTAGCAATCAAACGATCTGCTCTGTTGGTTACTTGCTTATAGTATCTACTATCTTTTAACTCAGCCCCAGCAGTTTCATAATCCTCTGCTTCTACAGCCGCAATAAACTTTTTAAACTTAGACATGCGCGGCCTACCCATATTAAACATTAGATTGCACAGAATGTGTTGCAGTTCATCGCTCTTATTATCCCAATCAGAATACAGGATCTTGCAATCTTCTATAGTTACAGCAACATCCAAAGCAAATAGCTGACGCACTCGCTCCTCAGATACATCTGTACCTACAGGCTGACCATACTCAGGCTCACCTTCTAGGATTAAATGACCGACACCACACGTTTCCAGACCTAAATGATCTAAATACACAGAATAAACACAGCCTTCATCATCAGCAATCTCTTGCCGCAACGTATCTATGTTCATGGTTTTTTCCTTACGCTCTCAGCTAGGCCACCACCAAAGTAGAAGCCAACAATGATAAGCATAATCTCGCCTATCCAAAAATCACCGAGTATTGCTTTGACGCCCTCAATGTCTCCTTTGCCAGCCAGCGTCATGCCTAACGTGATGCTAAAACAAAGCAAGAATGTGAACGCAAACATCAAAGCTAAGTATCTCTGTGCTAGTTTAAATGGAGCATATGCAGATAATAAGTCAGTCTTGGCTTTACTAACTGCCGCAACTTCTTCCTCTGTTGAGGTGTGCATTGAGTCGATTAGCTTCATGCCCTTCTCAACTACATCACCACTTCCAAGCAACTTCATAATTACAGGTATCATTTTAACGCATCCTTTATGCTGTCCAAAGTATCTTTGAGTGAATAGCCCTTGGGTTTTGGATTGTATTCACACTGATAAGAGCGTGGGCATCCAAGATATAAAGCTGATGTGTGTTGTTCTTGTGTGTTGTTTGCACCACGATAGAAACAAATTACTTCTGATTTGCTTATTACTTCAGTGTGAGCAAGGCGACATGTAGTCATCTTGGGGATGGATGCACTAGCTTTGAATGCAACAAGCACAACCAAGCCTACAACCAGAACGCCCATGATTAGATAGAACAACATGCTTAGACCATCAAAGATTTCTTTGCGCTGTGCCGCTTTTTCTATAGCCGCTTGCCTAACACGTTCTTTCTGTGCCTGTATGCGTCTGGCTCGTTCTTCAACAATAGATTTCCATGTACCTGATCCAAAGCGTAGATCAACCAACATAGAAACTTCGTATAGTTTTTCTTGAGCAAGTTTTGCATCTATCATTTCAGATGCCACGCCGCCAATGCCATCCATAGCACCAACACCAGAGCGTCTATTTCGTTCTTTGTTTACCTGTGACTGACCTTCAAACAGGTTATCGATATACCCAGCAATCTCACTAATATCATTGCATGTGCCGATAGCCGCTTTAATAGCGTCGGTAGCTCCTTTCACAAGCGCAATGCCAGCAAGGGCTGTGCTAATAGGTTCCATTTACTATTATGCCTAAAAGCAAAACTATGGTTGTGCCAGCCGTACCAATCATTAATGCTTCTATTCTTTTTATTCGTGTGATTGTTTCAGTCCAACGCTCTGTACAGACCGCTTCATGGCGATCGATATGAGCTTGTACTGATATTACAGTTGGCTTAGACACTATTTGCATCCATTGCTGTCTGATAAGCAGTCTTAACTGCATCTGTCCAAACCGCATTGCAGATAGCTTGCACTTCTGTTGACTCGCCGCTTATGTCTGTGTCAGCCCAAGAGTCACCTGACTTTGTGCTTGGTGCTACAACGTGCCGATGAAAGCCACGGCTAATCTCTACGCCATCACGCTTGATGACTGTGGCAGTGCGAATTTGCACAGATTTGTCGGCTGTTATTTCAATCTTATCTTCTAAGGTTTCTTCTGTTAGTGACATTTTTATCTCCTATGTCTGGACTGTCTGACCCAATCCCTGAGTGGGTTAATTATACAAAATAGTGACCAAAGAATACAAACTGACTGTGATTACCGCCTGTTCCAAAATTAGAAAATTCAATTGCTGTAGACCCTGTGTCATCATTTACGTAAGGGGAAATGTACGTAGTGTTAGCTAGTATTCTTCCGCTATCTGGACTGTTGCTTGACCAAAGTGAAGTGACGTAGCTTGAAACACCACCCGTTTGATTGTTGGTTTGACCAAAACCAGAACTGGCAGATGTAAACGGTAAGCCTTGAACGGTTACAACGCCAGAAGCAGAACTATTTGACTGATATGATATATAGCCCTGTATATATACCATTCTCCCAATCTTTGTATATCTACCGCTACTGTTGTTGTTTGCGGTAATTGAACCAGAAGCAACGCCCCAAGTAGGCGTCCAACTGCCTTCTTCATAATCATCCAGAAGGTTTGCTGAACCAGTTCCGCCAATGTAAGCACCGCCAGAGAGATAGAGGTCTTTAAAACGACTATCAGAACGACCCAGTGTTGTAAGGTTGTCTGTAGTCGGTATAATCTGGTCAGCACTGTCAAAAAACCGCAATTCTGTATTGACTGAACCGATGGAAATGTCTGTGCCGTTTTGTGCCTTAATGCTTCCTATTGTAGAACCATCTTTTTGCAATAATGCAATATCACCATCACTGCTTTTTCGGTTAAGAATAAGTGTGTGATTTCCATCTCTGGTTACAGCTAATTCACCAGCAGGTTTTACTTGTAGTCCATCATTAGCAGTACCTTGAGCAGTCTTGCCCACCAATACGTTCTCTGATGAGTCAATAGTAATAGCATTAGCGTCAGCGTTATCATCAATGCCTGTGCTGGCAAAGTTAGTGACTGTGCTATTAGCTTTATCTCTTGCTCTGGTCATTATTCAGCCTCCAACGCTGTGAGTCTCGACTCAATGTTTGCAAGTCGCTGTTCTGTTGCCGCACCCACGAAAGCCAACAGTTCTGGATAACGGACTCCCATACGAGTCTGGCTGTTGCCATCATCGTCAGTCCAAGTGTCACTGCACCAGAAAGCATAGTTAGCCGCATCCAGCCCAGCGTTGCTCATAGCGGTCTGGACTTCCTGAGCAATCACCCCTGTATGGGTACGAGCATCGTCACCTTTAGCTTCAACTTTATCGTTCCACTTGAAGGTCTTGAACAGTGCGCTGATAGCCTTTGCCGCAGTAATCTCTGCCGTAGTAAGGCTGGCAATCTGTTGCTTTTCGTTTTGGTCAGATGTTTGGATTGTGCCATTGGTAGCGAAGATGTCATCGAAGCGAACATTACTCACCCCCAAATCAACCGCATTATCTCGACCCGCTCCTGTAGCAGTACACGCAGAAACAAAATCAGAACTATCATTAAATAAAAGACCAGTATCACCACCCACAATATATAAGTCGGTGTTTTCATTACTTCCAATAGACCCTATATTTGAGCCTTCTTTATAAAACAAAAGAATATTTCCATCGCTTGTATTTCTTCTGAAATATGCAACACCCGCACTGTCTCCATTCGGTAAACTGCGTGTGAATAAGGCTGTTCCATCTTGATGAAACTCTTGTCCCACGTTACCAAAAGCTGAACTTGTTTTGCCGTTAAGTATGACGCCATCCGAATCAATACGCATCCGTTCAGCGGAGTTAGTTCCAAAAGCCATAGCATTATTGTTTTGCTCATACTGGATATAACCGCGATATTGGTCTGCACCAGAAGTACCATCAGCGAAAAACAAAGAACCATTGTTGCTTGTGCCAGAAGCAATAGTGATACCAGTTGAACCTGTGGTGGCTAGAACTAAATCATCTGCACCACTGTTGTAACTGGATGGTGACGCAGTGCCAATGCCCAAGTCGCCTGTTACAGTTGCGCCTGTAGAGGTGGTGGCTATCTTTGCACTGTCATTGTGAAACAAAGTTACTGCACCGTCTGGTGCCGCAGTTATCATGTTTTCAGAATTAGCTGAGTTGTTCAAACGAAACTCTGCGGCTAGTAACTGTAAATGGCCTGTCCCTTGGTCAGAAATATAGCTGTTAGAACCATCGTGATAAATCTGTAAGTCAGACCCAGCACCAAACTGCGCTTTGTCGTTGTCACCAAAGTTAGCGTTAGCAGTGAACGCAACATCAGCCGCAAAAGTACCGCCAGAAGATGCAGACACAGTGTCACTCACAGTGAATGACTTAAACGCATAGATGTTTAGTAAATCGCCAGTAGCCGCACCACTAGCCAGCACAACGCTTGTGCCGCTTGTAGCTGTAAAGTCTGATGGATCAAGTATCACACCATTCATTACAACTTGGATATTACCTACGCTGTAAGATAATGTTGCGCTGTTATCGTCACTTCCGCTAAATGTAGTCTGGTTTGATGTAGCAGTGTACTCATACAGGATTAGGGATGCTGTACCAGCACTAGAAGCCGCAATCCAGTTAGCACCATCGTAAACACGCATCTCATTAGCACTGCTATTGAAGTACAATGCGCCAGTAACCAAAGCATTACCGTCATTGTCCGTTGATGGATCGCTAGTTTTTGATCCAAGGTAACGATCATCGAATGTATCATAAGCTGATGCCGCCGCCGCCGCAGAGTTAGCTGATGCAGTAGCAGAGTTGGCAGATGCAGTAGCAGAACTTGCACTTGCTGTTGCAGAGGTAGCTGATGCTGTAGCAGAAGTAGCCGATGCTGTCGCAGAGTTTGCGCTATTTGTGGCCTGAGTGCTTGATGTCGAAGCTGAAGTAGATGCGTTTGAAGCACTTGTAGCCGCTTCAGAGGCCTTTGTAGTGGCGGTTGTTGCATGACCAGATGCGGCATTAATGTTGCTTGCATTTGATACTGCCGCATTAATATTACTAGCATTAGAAACTGCCGCATTTATATTACTGGCATTGCTAACAGCAGAATTAATATTACTAGCATTACTAACGGCTGAGTTTATGTTGCTAGCGTTACCAGCCACACTTGTTACATTTGATGCTATCCCAGCCACAGTTGTAACATTAGCTTTTATAGCCGCTAGGCCAGATATAGCATCAGTTGCTGTAGTACCATCTTCAATGTCAGCTAATGTGGCTATGTCAGCAGTTACAGCAGATAGAGTTGATACGTCTGCAATCTTTGGTCCTGCTTCTGGCACACCAGTTGTTGCATTAAAGCCTAGAACAGTACCCGCTCTAGTCGCTTTGAGCGGAAGCTCCATTGAGCCAGCCGCGTCACTGTCTTGTAAGCGTAGTGAGCGATCTACAGCGTCTTTGCGATCTGCAAACTGTGCCGTAATCTTATCTAGTTCTGTGTTTAGTGAGCCGATCTGAAACGCACCAGAGGCAGGGAAGTCAGTGGTACGCTCAAGAGCAATGTCTCTAGTTATAACTACTGTGCTACCGCCTGTTGCGCCTGTAACGCTCATGGTTACAGTACCAGTAGATCCGCTTCCACCAGATACAGTGTAGTGTGTGGTTATAGTTTTAAGTACGTTATCTACATATACGTTAAGATCAGCATCAGCAAAAAACTCAAACGAAACCGTAAAGGAAGTTTGAGTAACGCCCTGTGCTACAGCATATGATACGCGTGGCGTATTATCTGATAAGTTAATAGTCATGGCTAGATCCTACCTTTCATGTGGATATGGCTCAACTCACAATTAGAAACGTCTTATTGTGTAATCCTCTTGCTCTTGATTTGGCAATGTACCAGCCAAAACATTAGAAAACTCATTTACATAATCATTCCATAGCCACAGTCTAGCTGTAGGTAAAGCTCTGATTATATCTTTAGACCCCTCACCAAAATCACCAGTTGTAAACTTATACAAACCTGTCAGAACATCTTGCCCATAGCTAGGACCAGCACCTAATAGGTTTACAGTTCCGTCTATAAAGCTTTCTTCTTGTGGGAATCTATCGTTAATAAATCCACCGCCAAGATCAGGACCACCAAATGCGGCAGAAGTTGACATGGCTGTATAGAAACTATCTGACCATAAAGCCGCTAGACCAGACATATCAAACGATCTAGCTATCTTGTCCTGTATAGACATATTGTCCATGACAAATGGGCGATTACGATTCTTTAACTCAAGACCAAGATAACCTAGCCCCATAGCCGCAACAGCCGCTACTGCTCTGTTTCTAGCCTGACCAGTGGCATATGCCGCAGTTATCTTATTTGCCGCCGCAAACGAATATGAATAGAACTGAAACGGCAATCCAAGCAATCCATTTTCTATACGAGAATATCCACGCACACGCGGATCTTGTTCATACCCAAACTTCCTAGCAATGTGAAACGGAACATACGCAACACCATCAACAATGATTGGCTTGTCAGCAGGAGTACCCATAAGAATGGTGTTCATGATTCCGCTATTCATTGAAGATCTAAATTCCATCTGCAAATCTTTAGCTTCTGTAGGCCACTTGTCGCTGTTAGGTAGCCATAAACCAGAACCATTTTCTTTGGTATTTTCAATAATACCATCATCAACCAGCTTCTTAAACTCACGCGCCTTGCCAGCATCAATGCCATACCTAGCCAGATATTTAATTTCAAATGGCTTTGCATTGCCATCAGCCAGACGAATAGACATCTGTATTATAGAATGACCTCTAACTACAGCATCCAGCTTCTTCATTATGTTAGTGAGCGGCCCAAGTCCATTTAGATAAAAGAAACCGCTTTTAAGTTTGCCAACACCTTTGTCGTAAACACGATCAATACGATTACCTTCGCCAAAAGGATTGTTAGATATTTCATCAACATGGCGCATATGCGATGAGCCTTGAATTATTTCTCTAGCCTCACCAGCGTATGATGCTTCCTTCATTGACATGCGTAATCTGCTATCACTTATAAGACCAAACAAACCACGGAAAATATCTTTAAGCTCATGCTCCATCATAATCTTGGCAAAGTCAGTTATGCTGGCAAAACCAGCAGAACCTAGATAGTTAAGCTGTGCGCCATCACGCAATACTTTAGCGGCTCTCATATCAAATGATGTTGGATCACGCCTCTGTACAGATCCAACAACACGATCATACATATGCGTAAAGTCGCGCCTAACTCGATTCATTTCTTTCATAGACTTGCCAGCCGCAAACATATCGTCATCAATATCTTCAAGCAGATCATCAAGGCTTTTGCCATCAAACAGCTTGGCAAACTGATACAATGGTGCAGTACGCATGGTATAAGCCCTCATTACAGCAAGAGGATCTTGCTCTATAAAGTCAAACACTAGCGCATTAGGTATATCTAACTTGCGATGCTTAAAATGCTTAGACTTGCCTTGCCCATAAAACGCATTAGCGTCATCAGCTACATCAGTTATACCCAGTATTTCATCAATAGTTTCATCAACTCTTTTCATTACAGACGCATCATCTGTAGCTAGAGTTTTCTTTAGAAACAATGGCACTCTGTTTCTAATGTCGGCATGTATTTCGCCCATGTATTTGATTGCAGAATCATTAACGCGCATTTCCAAAGATATAAGATCTTCCTTATATTCTTGGCGGCGAATGTTGTGGCTTAACTCATGCAACAAAACAAAGTCTTGAAAGTCATTAAAGTTCTTAAAGCTACCAAAGTTATCAAGCATATACTTGCGTTGATGATACTGAATCTTTGCAGGATCTAGCTTTGCTAGGTTAGCATAAGCCTCCTCTGGATTAGACATAGCTTCTTGCAACTCTTTGTATCGCTTGTAAGCGCGAGTGCGATTTACATAAGCTATGCCTGTTGATTCATCTAAGTAAACAAATGTACCTAAAATTTTCTTGTCACCGATTGCAGGAATAGATTCTTTAGCATCTGTAACAATCTTTTTTACACCAAACTTTTCACCAAAGCGTAGTTGTATTTCACCATCAGATAGTTGCGATATGTTTCTTACAAAGTTGCCGCCCTGTGCATCAGGATTAGGCACATATATCTCTGGGTTTTCCTTGTACCAATCAAACAATACTTGAGCAAACTCTTGCCGCCGTGTGCTAATCTGATCCCTGTCCCAATATCTAGGAAACATAACTTCTTCCATAGCTGGCACAGATGACTCATCACCAGCCGCCGCTATCTGTACCTCAAGATCGATAAGCTCTGATTCTAATCTAGCTTGTTTTGTTCTTAGTATTTCTAAATAGCTAGTTTCACCCAATGAAAGACCAGCTTTGTTTGTATCGGCCTTCGCTTCAATTTTTGCTATATTATTTATAGTTTTTTGCAGATTGGCTTCTTTGTTAATAATCTGTGATTGATATTTCTTTACGTTACCAATCTGTCCTGTTTCTCTAAGACGTGCTTCCCAATCTTTGTAGAAGTTAGCCATAAGTTCAATGGCTTCTTGTTCGCCTTTAGTGGCACCTTTAATGCCAGTTATATATTTTCTGTTTGCTTCTTTTGCAAAAGTAGTAAAAGAGCCATCAATATTAGATAGGTTAAGGTCTGTAAATGTGCTTACGCCTTTGCCAGAATGTTGCCCAAAACTCTGCAACATACTTGAGTAAACCTGTAACCATTCACCATTATGCGTTTGTGCATATTGATATACTGACTTTGGGCTAGCTATTCCTAGCTGGTGCATCTTGAGCAAAACGCCAGAATCACCACCTAGCTTCACCATATGCTTCTTAACGCTATCAGGTATTGCACCTTGCAATGTTCTTTTAACAGGGGATGGCACAGCCTTATACATCCAGCTATCGGTAAACCAATTCTTAGCCATGCCGTGTGCATCTTCTGTATTAAGCTTTTGTATATCTTCTGCTCTGCGTATCTGTTGCTCTACGCGTATGTTATTCAAATCTTTTTTGTTGTTATCTAAGGCAGTCATCTTTGCCTTTTTTTCATCACGCAAAGCTTTAAGTTCTAATTCATCAGTTGCTGATGCGGCTTTTTCTACTGAATTTTTATGTGCTTCAATGCGAACCTCTAGGTCATTAACGCTTTCTTCTAGTGCGTCTATACTCTTTGGAAGGCTCTCTCTGCGTGTTGACAACACTTCATCTGTTTCGTTGCCAAGTATTCTTGCTTCTCTGTTGCCTATAGTTGCCGCACTTTCTTGTGACAGATCGCCAGTAACTTCAAGAAAATCATCTAGCTCATGATTAGTTTTGCGTATAGCTGACGCTCTCCTGCTAGCAGGAACAGATACAGCACCACCTATTAGGCCACCAACAACAAAAGCCGAACCAATGTTCATAGCTACTTCTTCTGGTGTAGCTAACGGATCGAATGGTGCGCGACCAACCTCAAGGCCAGCTTGCAATGTACCAACAGATGCGCCTGATCTAAGGAACTGACGCCCTAAAGTTGCCGCCGCACCACCAAAAGGTAATGCCACAAGGTTAATTGGATCTATAATGCCAGCACCAAGATTATAAACAAATGGTGACTCAGCCATAATCCTGCGGCGTTCTTGATTAAGATCGAGGCTAGCCTTCATTTCAGCCATATGAGTTGGGTTACGAGCATTAATTAGGTGTGAAGCAAACTGCTCATAACCATCTATGTCATCAAGAGGATTGTAACCAACTTCAACTTCATCACGATACTTAAACTGATCGCGTACAGCTTCTGCTATCGGTATGTATTGATAACCAAGATTTGCTGGCAATGTGTCAGACCAAAACTTTGGCGACTCATCTTTGGTGACATCCTGCGAATACTGGATACCAGTAGTTTTTTGTACAGGTGTACTGGCGAATACGTTAGATGACATTTATCGCTGTCCTATATAAGCTTCTGCTTCTAATGATTGCGTTTGATCTATTTTCTTGCCAGTCCTTGCTTCTTCTTCCCTTACTCTTATCTGTCTTGGAGTAGGTTTATTAGCTTCTATTAGTGCTAATTTACGCTCATTTTGTATGTTGTTTATTTCTTCGTTAGCTATATCACTTGAAATAACAATAGGCCCATCATCACCTAGTAGCGGAACAAGCTGACCATTTTTAACATGATGTGCAATATATCTTACAGCACCACCAGATATTGACTGATCTGGATACGGCACAAGGCTTACCTTTCTTTCTGCCTCGCCATAAAAATGCTCAGAAATAACAAAACCACCGTCTGTTTCTTGTGATATTTTTTCTTGTGCCGCTACAATAAATGCTGTCTTAAAATCTGGATCAGGAAACACTCTATCAATAGCATATGGTGATTTATTAGTAGTACCGCTATTTGTATCTATTACTAAACCCTTTGTTTCGGCATAGAAGTCATTGTATAAATCAGTAACTTTGTTATTTATGTCATCATATGAATGATCATTTGCCGCCATTGTTTCTATTATAGGGCTAAACATATCATGTGCGCGTAAGTTACTGCCAAATTTAGTGTTCAAATATTTTTTAAGTTTAGTTTCTGACCTTTTTACATCAGTAAATTTACCAGCAAACATTCTACTTAAACCATTTTCAATTTTTGCTGGGTTTCTTGCATTTGCAATAACATTAGATAATGTTTGCGAAATATCTTCAACGCCTTGCACAGATGTTATTTGTACAACTGTTTCCATAATAGCCATAGCATCCTGACTTACACCTTTACCTACTGATGGTGATAAAACATTTTGGAGGTCGCCATTAGGCATCAAGAAGTTTGAATACTTTTTATACATATTCACTGCATTGATGATTAATTGTGGATTTGTAATAGATCCAGTAGAAACGCCGTTAAACATTGTAGAAATAGAATTTGGTACTATTCCTCTTGATAACAATTCTTCTGCTTTTCTTATTGCTGGCACTAATTCAGCACTTGGATTTGTTACATCAGTGGTAATCAAAACATTTGGCAATGAATCATTTTGCAAGTTTTCAGGTAAGCTTGCTACAACAATAGCATCTGCCGCTTTTCTGTCTGTAGTTGTGTTATTTGCAATGCCGCCATTTACTATATTGTTAATAGAACTATCCAATGCAGTAGGAGCGGAGGGCTTTACATCTTTAAGAAAGCCTTCCATTTCTCTGCGAACATAAGTTCTATCCTTGCTTGCATCATGCAAAGCAATGATTTTATCTGCAATAGGTTTTTGCTTTTCATTAAGCTGACCTCTTGCACCATTGCTTTCAAGATACTCACCCAAAGCTATAGCTTCTTGATATTCGTTATTAGATCCTGAATGAACAGCAGACCTCATCATATCAAAAAGCAAATTTTGACGCACTCTAGTTTGTGACCTAAAAAGTTCAGATGTGCTTCTACCAGCTTCCGTATATATTTTTTGTTTTTGATCTATGAGCTTTGTGTAATCCTCAAACAAGCTGATAGCATCGTCAAAATCACCTACAGATGTTTTTGCTAGTATATTGTCAAAAGCAGACTGCTCATCATCGGGGATGCCAGCTTGGGCTATTAAAAAAGCATCTTCAGCATTTTCACGATCTTGTCTATCCTTATCTGTTTCTTTTTGTCTTTTTGATTGCTCAAGCTTTGAAAGTTCTGCGCCACCGCCAGTAAGATCTTGGATTAAACCATCTTGGAAATCATAAAAGTCTTTATTTTCTACAAAACTCTTAACAAGTGGCTGTAGTTTTTCAGGCAACTCATCTAAGCCAACACCGCGAGAACGTATAACAATTCTAACTTTTGTTACATCATCAGATGTCATGGCTGGATCGTCAGCTATAGTCGACATGATACGCTGTGCTAATCCACTATATTGCGATGCTTTGAGTTCTTTTATGTAGAGATTACCAGCATCTTCGGTAAACAGATTTGAATCAACGCCATTTTGTACAAGTGCTGTTTCTTCAGCAATTATTTTATCGATGTCTCCTTGAGTTACATCATTATAATTAAGTGACGATGCCATTGCCTTAATGTTTTTACGAGCTTCGCCTACGCTTAATTCAATATCGCTAGCTTGATCTTTTCTGTCTCTGATAATTTTATCCTGCATCAAGGACATTTTGTTCGATGCAAGTAAGCTATTGCCTAGATTTTCTATAGCTTGTGCAAATCTTGGTGATGTGTTCTTTGCAGATTCATCAATGTATTTGCCAAATTCTGTTGAAAACATACCAACAGGATCTGAGTCAAACTGAAACTTTATAGCTATTTCAGAAGCTTTATTCTTAAATTCTGTTTCTGTTTGCTTTAGGTATCTAGCCTCAACTATTTCCTTGTAGGCTTCTTGTGCAACAGTTCCAAAGCCATCAGGGATAGTAAATGCTTTTATGTCGCCAGTAACAGGATCAATAACTCTTAGGTCTGCGGCAGACGCGGCCTGTGCAGTTTCAATGCCTTTCTCTTTGGCAATACGCTTTAGATCGTTAAAAGAGTTTTCAATAAACGTATCAGCTAGTTCGCCAACTTTTGCCCAAGACTGCGTTGCACCAGTGTCAGCACGAATGACTCCGATGTTGCTTGCAATGTTTTGTCTGCGTTGTCTAATAACTGCCATGTTTATCTCTAATCAGTTTTGTATTGATGGTAACGATACATTCCAGTAACTATCGATGTTGTTGCACCAAGCAATGCTTCTCTGCCAGCATACCTACCTTTAGCCGCTTCCATACCAGCCATTGCTCTTTGCTGTGATACAGTCATCATGCCAGTTGACTCTATTGACTCTACATCAGACAAGGCAATTTCTTTTTGCCGATCCATAAAAGCTTTCATAGATCTGTCAGATGTGTCTCTGTTCATAAAAGAAAAGAACGCCATGTTAGCAGACTGTGCAGATTCAAAGTCACGCATACGAATGTTTGCTTTTTGCAAAGCTTCTATTTCAGACTGCCTTGCTGATTGCTCATATTGCTGTCTGTTAAATGCGGCTTGACTCTTTGCCGCCTTGCCTTGCTGTATCTGTGAATACATTGAAAGGCCAGTAGCCGCTATCTGAATACCTAGTGGAATACCCATTAGAACGATACCTCTGCTATAATACCATTAACTTGCAATGATAATGGTGCTGTTTGTGTAATGCTAACTGTTGGATCTTTACTATACCCCAACAATCTAAATTCTTCTTTGCCAGTGACAGGCGTTCTGGCAATACTAAAGTCATCTGTAACCTGACGAATAACCAGCCTCTTGTCATTAATCGAAACAGATAAGGTATCTAATAGATCCACGACTACCCTATTAACGGCGCGAGGTTCGCCTGTGAGTGGCCCTCCCGCTATCTGAGCATCAATCGGTAGTGTTTCTGCTCTTACATCAAATGCAAAGCCAATCTCGGCTGATGTTATTTCCTGCACAGCAGACACATCCACGTTGCCACTAGCTACAGTAAACTCACCTAGATAGTCAGTGCCGTTCACAACTTTTACTTTTGCGCCATTGGCAAAGTGACTAGACACATCGAACACACCAGCAGAACCACTAAAGGTATCTGCAAAATCCATGTTAAATGACGAGTTAAACTCCATCAAAATAAACTTCTCAGTGCCAGCACCCAAGTCATATTTAGCTACACAGAACACACGATCATCTACCACACACACAGAATGGAACTTGCCTGATGTAGTCCACTCAGACCATCCAGCCCTTTGCTCTGCTCTGTTAGATGTAAATACAGCAATCTTGCCAGTATCATTAAGGACAAAGGCATATGACTCAGGACGATTGATTGCACCACGCAAGATACACATCTGCACAGGATTGCTAATCAAATGTGGCGATAGTGTAGATATGCCAGTAGCTACATAAGCCGCTTCTGAATCTGAATAGATATACTCGCGCACCACAGAGCCAGTTTTTTGCACATAGATTGTTGCACCATCAAATGACTCTGGACGAACAAAGTTACTGCCATACGGAGTTTGTCTGCGTATCTGTGCATTAGTAGGCGTGATAGCTTTCTCAGTAAATGAAGGTATGTACATCTCTGATGTGCTAGTGAAAATCTGTAGATCACGGTTAGACATTAGATGACGTATAGTATTAATTTCACCAATAGCCGCAGTTAGATCAATGGCATCGCCATCTTCACCATCACCTACATCAAAGTCAAAGTATGATGCTGGCTTACTAGCCCAAATACCATCAGGCTGTGCAACAGTGCCAGCCAACCACAATCTGTTTTCATGCAGAGTTACAGCCGCGGGAAATCCTCGTAATGTGCTGTATGATTGCTCACCCCACTCTGTAGTAGCGGCATGTGTTACAATCTTAGGCGAACCACCACCAACAGCAGAGGCATTGGCTGTGCCGCCAGATGTAACAACAATTACATTCTCATCAATAACTTCTTGCACAGTTTCAGTGCCGTTAATTTGATTAGCATTGATACCGCCAACAGCACCAGCATCACTTATAACAATGGTGTCTCCTGTGCTTAGACCATGCAGAGGGAATGTAATAAGTATATCAGCACTGCCATCAATGGTTTCTATCGCATCAGAATCTAATCTTACAATCAGATTATCATGTATAATATTTCCTGTGGCCTGTGTTGCAGACTGCACAGAAGTTAATATGATTTCATTATTATGATAGCGCAGTGTAACGCCAACATGCTTTGAATCTGGATAGTTGCCACCTGATTGACTGCCAGTAGTATCAAAGTAACTTGCGCTTGTTGTTACTGTAATTCCTGTGCCAGTTGAGGCAGAGGGATCTAGCGTCATGCCTACTGGCTGAAACGAATAGAATGGTTCATTTGAGCGGAATCCATCTGCGCTTTCGTCAAAGGTCAGCGTTTCAACTTGGAATGTTGTAAGCCCTGTGCGTACAAGTTTGCGAGTCATAAAGGTTTGATGCGCTATGAACATAACATCGCCAGCTTGTGCGTATGTAAGTTCTGGCAGTATAGCGTGACCAAACGGTAAAGCGGCTGAACCAGTGTCAGCAGTAATTGTTTGGATTAAAGATATTGCACCAGTGCTAGGGTTAATCTGAAAGATTCTAATCTTTAGATTTTCTAGGCTTACAATGTAACGCTCATCATCAGAAAAGATAAACGGCACAATACGAACTTGCTGTGTAACTGTTGCGTCAACAGTAGTATCAAACTCATACAGCTTTTCAGTTCCAAATCTTTTAAGCAAGCCGCCTTCGTTGCGTAAGAAGAAGTTCTCTACCTTCTTTGCAGAATTGTTGTAGATAGGCGTATCCGTCCTTGAAACCAAAGACGGACTGACTTCTCCAAACTGAAAGTTGCTAATAGGTACGCGAATACGAGCCATTAACTTCGCCTTTCAGTAATGAACCTCGATGTTGGGATACTGCGTGTTGTCTGCTGTTGTGAATCAAGACTACGCGCCTTTGCCATAGCTTGTGTTGCAGATGCTTGCATTAGCTGTGCTAGGCTAGCGTCCCTTGCAATAGATGTGGCAAAGATGTTGGCAAGTGCATACTCTACTGCAATCACAAAGTATGAAGGCCAGTTTTCTTCTTCTGCTCTAAATGTGTAATCAACAATCAGAGTGTCATTAGTTGTTGTGTCACTAAATATCTTATCGCCGTAGATCTGATAATCAATAAGGTTATCGTTAATGGTAACGGAATGAACCATCAAAGTATCATTAGGCAACTGATGCGCCTGATCGTAACGACCAGTAGGTGCATCTGTAAGCAAGTTCATAACTGCTTGATTGGTAGCGAAACGCCACCGTGTATTTACCAGTGAAGCCCTAGCCACATCTTCATACATATTAACGGCAACAAGTGCTTCTGTACTGCCTTCGTCAAATGACGTAATTGGGTTTGCCCCAATCAAGATCAAAGCCCTAGAGCAAATATCAATAGCTGAGTCTGCGGTTGTGCTTACTGTCATGATAAGTGAGGGGGCTTTCGCCCCCTCCCCCTGATTAGTCTGAGTCTGTCATTGTGAGGGCAGTACCGTCTGCTACATCAACAACAGTACCATTGTTTGACAGAACTACAGTCCATGCCATTGTTGGTGCGTCATTGTCGTAAACAGCTACGAGATCGCCTACATTCATTACAGAAGCCGCATCATTAAAATAACCTGATGCACGTACAGCAGAAAGAGCGTCAGCACTTGTGTAATACCAAATGTTGTGACCGCCGCCTCCTGCCATGCGAGTTAGACCAGATGCTGAATAAGCCATATTCTAATCTCCTCTAGTTGTTGTCCAAGACTTCATAGATGCCGTTGTCGTCAATAACGACAGCACCCATTGACATCATGGAAGTTGCAAGGTGTGAGACACGCTCTGGAACGTAGTTCAACTCAGTAGTAACGTCTGATCCAACACCCAGACCCACAGAAGATGTGTGGTATGCAATGTTCTTACCAGCAGTTACGGCTGATGTTGAAAAGATCTTGAAGCCCAAGAACTCTTTCATGCTCATGCCGCCAGCGTAAGGAAGATTCTGCTCACCAACAAAGTCGCTAGAAGCAAACTCATTAATAGCAAACAGGTCAGCATAACCTTTCGGGTGCATAGCAAGATAGCGTCCACCGTCCTCTGGAATGTCAGCAGAACCAAATGTCTCAAACAGAGACAGTAGATCAGCCTTTTCCAAAGCAGAGCTTGTGTCGTGGATCTGAGTTGAGTTTGCGCCAGCATCCATAGCTGTAAGCAAAATCTCATCAGTCTTACGACCAAGTGCGGCGGCGGCAGATTTAGCCACAGCCTGACGCTCATCAATGTTAGTCTTGAGTTCATCAAGCTTGTCGATGTACTCAGCCGCATAGAAGTCAGACATTGTAGCTTCCACATTTGTATGTGTTAGCTCCATTGGTGCTACCATGCCGTTGCGTGATTTAGTTGAAGCAGAGCCAGTGCCGATCTTTTGGAAACGAACTACTGAACCGCTCACATTGCTTACTGTACGCACTGTGTTCCGCAATTTAGAACCCATGCGCTGATAAGCCATGTGAACCTCTGATTCAAACTGTTTAATAAAGGCGGTGTCGATAGTATTCGCCATTTTACAGTCCTTCTCTTAAAGGTTGTTGAGTTACAGTTTTGCGGTTATCTGTGCGGCATCCTCAACGCGAGTATCCTTGCGGGTCGCTCAGTGCATTACAGGCCGTGTTAATTCAGCAATAACACCTTTATGTTTCTCTCTGCAACGCACAAAACGCATCATAGTATGACCGCATATATCATACGTCACATCATCAAAGGTGAACCCGCACCAGCTTAACCACATGATTGTTTCATGATGATCGGCTGGAACGTAGTTTTCTATGTATTCATAATCACTGTGAAGAAGATCAATAGCATCAGCGCATCCTCTAAGGAATGGCCTAAAATTATTAGTAATGCCGCTAGTCCCAAGCATCCATATCCTTGCGCCAGATTGATCTAACGGAACAGAGCCGCACATAGCGATGGGAGAGTCGTCTAATTTTATGGTGTATGTTTTTGCACCATGTATAGCTAAAGGCTCTGTAAGGGCTTCTAACGGCCTTAAACCGTATATTAAACATTCCCTAAGATCGTGCAGTCGTAAGTCATCTGCTATCGCCTCTGCGTGATGGGGTAGGCTTTTGCTTAACGAGAGCCTACCAACTCGTATTAGATCCCTAGCCATAAATCTTCTTGAAACCTGATTCTATCTGGCTGACGAAGTGAGGGTCGCGCCTAGCAGGATCATGATAGCGGGGATCTAACATCATAGCTTTTAACTCAGCTTCATTTGTTTGCATAGCTGTTTCTGCATCATAAGCAGGACCAGATTGCTTTATCTGCTCCATAATATGCTCAAGAGCCATGATGCCATCGGCAGTTTCACACATACGCTCAATCGCGCCAATGTGTTCTTCTGGAAAGAACTGATTAGCAAACAGGCTAGCCGCTTCTGTTCTTGCCGAAGCATTGTCACCTAGTCTTGCAGTCTCAGCTTCAAAGTCAGGAACATCAGCGTTCAAAGCATCCATGTACATCTGTATGCCTTCCTGAAACTCCTCTTGGCTGTAGCCGTTTTCATATGATTGATTAGCCCACCAGTTAAGTAACTCATTACCTTCTGCCAAAGTTTCATCAAAACCCTCTGGCAACTGATAGTCACCTACTTCTGCTGGACGATTGGCAAATGCTTCCTCTTGGATTTCTTTCATCCAAGCTTCTCTAGCTTCCTCGTCCTTCTGACCTAGCTTGCCTTCTAGTGATGAGTATGCTGTAGCCAGATCTTCTGCTGTCTTAAACTTTTCTGGC